GATTGAGTATTGGTTGGTTTGAGGAATACATCTATCCTTATGATGACCCATACAATCTAACCATCAGTCCAGAACGTAAGTTGAGGTTAGCACAAGAACTACCAAAGATTACTCTATCAGTAGAGGACTATGATGAACTTGTGCGACGAATCAATGAACCACAAGACCCTGCTGTGGTGGAAAGAATTAAAGAACTGATGAATCGTAAAGCACCATGGGATGATAATGATGACTCCTGAAGACAAGTATGCTCACAAAGAGTTGCTCCGTGTAGTTGGTGTATTTGCTGGTGCCTCTGTTGTATTCATTATTATTAAGATTATGCTAGCTCATTTTGCTTCTGGCGGCAAACCATTGGAACCATCATTTGAGGTAGTTGATAAGTATAAAGAGTGTGATGTGGTAAGATATGCACCACATCAAGCAGCAGAGTACAAATACTTTTTACACTGTCCAAAATGACTGAAAAAGACAAGATATTCTATAACGTCTGGTGCTGTGCCTATCGTCGTAGGTATGCTGCGAAACTCAAACAAGACTGGGAATTGTATAACCGTGAACACCAAACTTTGCTGATGTGCCTTAAAATAGCAAAGTGGACAACCTTTGATTCTGAAAAACCTCATTATTTAAAATGAAAGTCACCGAACACAATCTTACCGACTGGAACCTAAACGAAGAAGAACTCAACGCACTCATTGTTCTCTCCAAAGAGAGAATGAAGTCTTGTGAAGACAAGATGTGTGAATTGTTTTATGGAATGCTTGCAGGCAAATTGATTATTATGAAAAATGACTCAAACATTTAAACAAACCTGTGATAAACCTTATGATCGCCACGATTATAAGGTTATTTTTGAAGATGGTAAAGAGGTCATCTTTGACAACTATGAGGATGTCCAACTCACTTGGTTTCAACATGGTGGAAACTTTTTGAGTCATATTGAAGTATTAGACAAGAAGAAAAGCAAGGGGTTCAAATGATGTTTAAGTTGTTATGTGAGGACCATCATTATGGATGGGTGGTGAATAGCCATTATGACTGGGTGAATATGCTCACTAAGATGGAAAAGAAAAAACCACAACGATTTGAGGAGTTTCAATACTCAAAAGCAACGATCTACCACTACCTAGATAAAATACAACAAGAGCAAAATCTTTACGACTAATGAACTTTACCCCTGAACAATATAAACTGATCTTTACTGCTGTTCGTCGTTATCAGTTTGAGAAAACCATCCTCGATAGCAAAGAGTATCATCAGTGTGGTGAGATACTTGACGAACTGTTTGATTCCGTGTATACTCAACGTGTTGAGCAACCTACCTGATGGATTACACCGAAGAATTTCCTTTTGATCAGTTTCCTTGGAAACTTGTTTACAAAGACGGGAATGAAACTCGTAAGTGTTATTTTGATAGCGAACACAATCGTCAAAAGCATATTGATCGATACAAACTAAAAAAGAAAGACATCAAACTAAGTTATAAATTTGAGGAGTAAAATGACCTTAAGAACTTTTACCGATAAGAACGGAAATGAGTGGAACTGGGAAGAAACTCCCGAAGTTGCTGAAGCACTTAAAAACCTTCATGCAGGAAACTATGAAGGTCCGCTCTATGCTCCCCATCCTGATTTGAAGAATGGAAAAGAAACTAATTGACGACGCATTTTACGTTGATGAAAGAAAGTATGGACTCTGGTATTCCACTGATAAGGATGGCAACGGACTTATCACATCTCTCACTGAAGAGCAATGTATATCAGCGACCCGTTATTATCTTAAAGGGAGGCAGGAAGGTTTCCCTGAATCCAAAACTTATGAGTCAGAAGTAGGTGGAAAACTCTGATTATCCATATCACGTATTAGATCCTACGACTCCTTGGTATGAGTGGTTGTGTTATTGTGAAATCTGTCATCAGTTAGATGTTCAGGGACAACCAAACTGGAATCGTTTTATGAGATATAGAAATTATTTGAAAGAGGTTGGTGTATTATGATTATGACTGATCCTTATTGGTTTCATAAAAAGTGGGGACTTAAACCAAATGTTCCTATGGACGATGTTTATGATCGTCTGGTTGAACTTGAAGATAAAGTTAGAAAGTTGGAAGAAGAAAATGTGGAACTGACCAACGAACTCTATCGTATGGAGAACTCTCTTGATGCTCGTATAGATATTCTTGCCGAACGTTGTAGGATTGATTACGATGTATGATTTAGATTGTTTTGAAAAAGCACTCGCACATTTTGGAACCCGAGTAGATATTATTGTTGCCCTTGAAATGGGTGATAAAATTGATGCGGATTCTGCATATAAAGAAATTAAAGCAGAATTGAAAGAGTTGAAAAAAGCAAAAAAACAGTATGGAAAAGAACAATAACGATACTCTTAAGATATCACAGAACGAGGACGGGTCTTTTTCAATGGATTGGGATCCAGAAGATCCAAATTGGAAGTGGTTGAATGGGTTGACTTCCAAAGAGATTCAGGTTATTATGGAACAAGCAATCAAGGATTATCTCAATGACCTCTGATTTTGATTATAAAAAGTATTCACTTGAAAAACTCCAAGAGTGGGTTCACGATGCTTTAAGTTGTGGAGAAGCATCACCTCACGAAATTTATTCTGCCATTCGTGAAGCGGTGCAGGAAGATTATCAATACTATAAAGATCACTCTAATCGTGCATTGGGACTGCTTGAACTTATGAGCGGTCATCGTCCTGTAAAAGATACTTCAATTCTTCAATGTGATAAAGACGATAAATCTGTAGAGTGTCAAGAGGCATGGAATGATTTCTGGGAAGAACATTACTATCCAGAAGAACATGCAAATTCTACCACCAACAATGTTGATCTTCAGAAAGAAATTGAAGAAATTCGTAAAGCAGGTGGATATGAATGGACACCAGAAGTAAAACAAGATAAGGTAAAGAAGTGGGTTCTTCCTGTTGAAGAATGTAAGGATGCAGACACAGACGAAATTGAATACTTTGTGTCCTTCCCTGATGATCTTCTAGAAGCAGCAAATCTGAAAGAAGGTGATCTTATTGAGTGGGTGGATCAAGGTGATGGATCTTATCTTTTGAAAAAACACGTTGAAAGGTTTAGATTTAAGTAATGTATACGCTTCAATTTCTTGCTCCATTTGTTGCTGGACTTTGTTTTGAAAACTTTATGACGAAACAAGGAGAACTCTGCAATTTTAGACAACCCCCCGATGTTGTGCTAAAATATGACAAACAAGATCCAAAAAATGCTTGTTATAAAGACGGTATCTACTATCCCCGTTGTAAAGATTTAGAGAATCCAGATATTCTTTATTATCATAATTTGTTTAAAAGTGAGGTTAAGTAATGGCACTATCGCAATCTGTTAAAGAGTCGCTGGATGAAGCAGAAGCAGCACTTCGTAATGCACTAGCATACGCTGCTCGTCAAGAACGTCCAATGGTTTGCAGTGTAATTGCAGACCTTATCAGTCGTATTGAATCTATGCAAAGCACCGATTCTATTCTGGATAAACTGGAAGATCGCAGACCAGGGGATTCTGGTTTCTTTGGAACTATCTTTGGAAAAGATGACTGAACCTAACGATCTTGGTAAAGCACTACAAGAATGGTGGGATTCTGACGCTTGTAAGAAACTTCAAAAAGAAACCGAAGAAGCAAAGCAGAGAGCAGTAGGAAAGTATTTTATGCTTTCCGAAGAAGACAAACTGGATATGGTTCAGGCAATCTGCTATATTATGTGCAAGGCAGAAGAACAAGGAACTAGTCATCGTGGTCTTCAAGATGCACTGGGAATCTATCCTACTGGTTTCTGGGTAGATCATCTAATGGATGTCCATAATGCTCTCTGGTCTTATTATCACGACCAGAAGAAAGAAAAAGAACTTAGAGATGATCTAGACAATCTTGATAATTTTATTAAGTAATGTGTCATGATCCCAAAGAAAACATTAAGTTTCTAGATAGTATTGTATTGAAATGCTAATATTGAGAAACACCGCAAGAAACTTATGACTCTCGCAAAAACTGGAACCGAAGTTCTTACAAAAGAAGAATGGGATGAACTTGTTGCCCTTAAAGAGGCAATTACATATCGTCCAGCGTCAGTTTCTGCAGAAAAAATGGAAAAGTTTGCTGAATTAATGGTTCGTTCACTTGAAGGTAAGTGTGATCCTCCTCCTCCAAAAAACTGGAGAGGTTCCTCTTTGAGTGAATGATAAAATAAATATATCATCACGCTACAAAACTATGGATAACATCAATCAACACATTCAGAAAGATGAGGATCTTCTGAATGATCCTATGATTTCTCCACAAGCACGGAGACACACTGAAGAAGAATTAGAATCTCTTAAAGCGTATAAAGAAAATCATCCAGAAGATTCTCACGATCCCACTCCACTAGAACTCTATTGCGACACACATCCTGACGCACCAGAATGTAAAATCTATGAAGACTGAGGACAGTTTTTAAAGTGGAACACTGCCCCCCTTGACTTTCGTTGAGGGGGGCAGTATAGTATATGGGTAATCAATCAGTCCTACCTAGCAGTAGGCAATGAGTATTATGTTTATTGCTGATTTGTCTAAAGTCCGTGAGACCCGTCAAGTTAAAACAAACAAAGGTCTTGCTGAAACTATTATTCACACAGAAAACTTCACTGATAAAGATCTGAAGTCTTTTCTGAACTTTAAATCTTTTGATCGTCTTACTGAGTTGCTTGGTGAAGATCGTCAGTATGTTTATGATCTTTGCACTGGTAAGAGGGAAATTACTGCTTACGATTATGCACTGACCATGGCACATGGTTGTGCTATTTTGGCATCTCGCCAAGGTTCCAAGGATGAATCTTTTGTTCTCGATGAAATTAACAAAGTCTCTAAAGGTTTTGGGATTTATGTCCAATCTCTGAATAATCAAGATCTTCGCCCTACAAAAGACGGGCAGATTTTGAGCAAAGAAGAGTTCAAGAAATCTGGTTTGTCTAAACTTGATTGCCTTAAATCGATTGATGGTGTTATCAATGGCAAAGTTGAAGGTTATATCTTTGCCAAGATTGTGTTTGGTGAAGGCGGGCACCAAGATAATGTCTTTCATGAAGCAGCACAATTTGGAGATTGGGCGCAAAAGTTTGGTAAAGAGGATAAAGTTTATGTTTTGCTGATTGACACCGATCTTAAAGCAAAGTATAATGAACTGAAAGAAAAGTATGACTCTGGCAATGTCTGGGTTGTAAATCACACCGAATTTCAACAACGTCTTGGTATTGAATGAGTAAACAATTGCTGGGTCAGTTTTATACAACAACTGACCCATTTTCAATTTCAGATGCCTTCAGCGCCTGGTATCAAATGGTTCCCAAGGATCAAACGATTCTAGAACCATTTGCTGGTGCTGGGCATCTTTTTTCATATGTTGATGCTAACTGGAGTGGATTTGATTTAGAACCTAATCATCCAGATGTCATTCAACAGGATACAATTAAAGAGTTTCCAATTGGATATAAGGTTTGCATTACAAATCCACCATATCTTGCAAAAACCGTTGTATCCAGGAAGAAACTACCTGTAGTGTTAAATCATGAAGATTTGTACTTGGATGCACTACAGAAGTGTCTGAACCATTGTGAGTATGTCGCTGCGATTATTCCTAGTACGTTTTGGAATCAGAATTTGTTCAAGGATAGACTCTATGCCTGGGACAAATTTGATATGGAGTTATTTTCAGATACGGACAATCCAGCGGGTGTTGCATATTTTGTACCAAATAATGTGAGTAGAACTCGTACTTTCATTAATGGTAAAGAAGTCCACCTAAATGCAGAAGAGAATACGCCTATAACAATTGATTTTCCTGTAATTTTCAACCCACAGGGTCTGTCGCCCTTCCTGGTAAATGGAATTGACACCGTAGAGCAAAATAACATTCATATTCGTAAAATTGAGGGATTTGATACTTCAAGTTTAGTAGATAAGACTGGTAAATGTAAATCAACCAATCGAAATATGTTCCCAATCGAATGTGAATACTTGAGAGGGGAAGATCTACCAAAGATCAATCAAATGATCAATGATTGGAGAGAAGAAACTCAGGATTTTTACCTTACAAGTTTTAAATCCTGTAAAAAAGATGGCAAGTATCGAAAAAGAATCTCATTTAAAGAGGTTCGATGGTTATTGCATAGGTTTTATAGTCCACTTTGAAAACTGGCACACTGCCCTCGACTCTGCCCCGACTCTGCCCTATACTAACAAGGTAATCAACAAACGCTCTAATGGCAACTCGCGGACGCATCGGCATTGAACTCTCTGATGGTTCTGTGCTCTCTGCTTATCATCACTGGGATTCCTATCCCGAATGGTTGGGTCGCATCCTGAAGACGCACTACAATAGCAAAGAACTTGCCGCCGAACTGATTGACGGTGGCGATATGAGCACTTGTTGGACTAATGAGCGTTGGACTGGAGACCGTTGGGGTTCTTATCCTAATAAGGTTGAGGAATATGGTCCCCAATACTACTCCCAACGTGGTGAGAATTGCCCTCCTCGCCTTGATGCTGACCTGTGTGAATATCTTCTGCCTGATAACAGCGAAGAGTATGCATATGTCTTCCGTAGTGGTGAATGGGTCTGCTATAATATGCATCAGTTTGATGATAGCAAACTGCCCGAAGTTGTTGAAATCCCCTCTGCTGCCCTTGCTGTGTAAATAAGTAAAAACTAATATGAGTAATGTAAAATTATATAACGACGACTGTATGAATGTGCTCCCGTCCCTTGCGGATGGGAGCATTTCGCTTACTCTTACAGATATACCATATGATGAGGTTAATCGTAAGAGTGGTGGATTGAGAAATCTTGATAAAAGTCATGCAGATATTATTACTTTTCCACTTGATAAGTTCATTGATGAAGTTGTAAGAGTAACTTCTGGAAGCATTTATATTTTCTGTGGTTCAGTTCAAGTTTCACATATTCGCAACCGATTGATTGAGCACGGTTTATCTGTGAGACACTGTATATGGGAGAAAACTAATCCTTCTCCTATGAATGGGCAATATATCTGGCTTTCAAGTATAGAGAATTGTGTGTTTGCCAAGAAGTCTGGTGCAACATTTAATGAGCATTGTAAGTCTGCTGTGTGGCGTTCTCCAACAGAACATTATAAAGATCACCCCACACCAAAACCAGTTAAATTAATGTCAAGACTGATTGAAGCAAGTTCTAATATAGGTGATACTGTATTAGATCCTTGTATGGGAAGCGGTGCAATCGGTGTTGCTGCTAAACAATGTGGCAGAAACTTTATCGGTGTTGAAATGAACGAAGAGTATTTCAAAATGACCGAAGAAAGAATTTACAGCCAGTCGCAGAGCATTTTATCTTATATGGGGGGTTGACAAGTCTCTGAGGTTGCCTTATACTACCCTCAGATCAGTCAAGGCAAGTTGCCAAGTACCGATCTATTAGCAGTTTGCTTTTTTTCATTATTATGTCTACTCACGTACCTATTAGTATTTGCGAAGTTCCCGACGTAAATCGTCTTCCTTCTACCGAAAAACGCAGGAAGTTTCGCTCTGCAACCTACAAAACCACAATTGTGGAAGATCTTGCCAACATTGATGTTGGTGGTAAGACTGTAAAAAATCGTGCTCGTTCTGGTGGCACCGATAACATTAACACCGAAAATCTTTGCGGTGAATTTGAGTGTGGAATTCGCTACGATCAACTTCCTCCCATTGTTGCATATGTTGAAGGAGTTTTGAAACTGATTGATGGTTTTACGCGATACCGTGCTCTTAATCGTCGTGGTCAAGTTGCTTGGGCATTTGATGTTTATGAACTGAACGATGGTTATAGCGTTGATGACCTTTTTGATGAGATTGGTCTTGGTGCAAATAGTCATCCAGCTAGTAAAACAGCAGAAGACAAAGATTTTGTGAATCGTGGAATCAATTGGGTAAATCGCCAAAGTCATCTTGTGTCCAAAGATGAAATTCGTGATTGGGTCAATTCTATTCCCCATACTTTCACTCAGAAAAAAGTGAATGGCATTGTTAACAACATTCACAACAAAGCTTATCCAGATAAAAGTCTCCGTACCTTTACTTCAGAAGAAGTGGAGGCATATCTTTCTGCCAAAGGTCATACCTCTAGTGGTAAAATTGATGATAATGGTTTTGCTGGTCGTGTCATCTGTGCTGAACCCAATGGAACTTATGTTCCCCGTAATTTTTCACATATTTTGAAAGATGCTGCGGAAGGAAAACGTTCAAAAGTTCACTTGTATATTCCTAGTGGCAAGAAAGCAGACAAAGCAACTGATCTGATTGATTCTACTAAAGAAGAATTATTGGAACTCTGGGATGCAGTTAAATTGTGTGCTCTTAAACTGAAAGAAGATCGTAATTGGACTCCTTTTGAATTTGGTGTTCGTCCATCTCAAATTGTAGATGTTGATCCAGATGGTGGTGTTGTGCCGCTTTAATATCTGACACAAGACCCGCCCACAAGGCGGGTTTTCTGCTATAATACTCAAGTATCTGAGGGTTTCTTATGGATCTGTCTGAACTGATTGATGAACTGCGGGAAATCGCAATGTATGAGTCTGACCCCCAAGATTGGATGGGATACTTGGAGAATGACGACTACTGGGTGCCAGATTCTGAACTGGCATACTGACCCTCTCAGCGGCGCCTAGATGCCGCTATAATACGTTCATACGCAACCAAGCAATGACCACTACCTTTGCCGACTACGCTGCCGCTGCTGAAGCGCGGAAGGACATCGCTGCTGCTGTTCTGGGGCATACCTATGCTCTCTGTGAGGCACTGCGCCAGAACTACATCGATTACAGCATTCGGTCTCACGCACTTCGTACTGAAAATGAAGAGTATCACGATGCTTGTATTGCTAAACTGAAGGAAGGCACTTGTGATTATGAGTTCTACCCTGAAACGGGTCGTAAGTATCACAAAATCATTATGAATGCGAACGGTTCCCGTTCTGTTCACGCTTTTGTGGATAAGAAGACTGGTCAAGTTTATAAGTCTGCTAGTTGGAAAGCACCTGCCAAAGGTGTTCGCTACGATCTTCGCATTATTGAGCAGCGTGAATGGTTGCTTCAACATGCTGACTGGGCAGGTTCTTATTTGTACCTGCGTTGATCCACTTCAACAACTGGCACAGGGGGTGCTTCACAGCACCCCAGATGCCCTATAATAACCTTATGTTCAACACACCCGCAATGAACGACACCATCAACAACCTGACCGTTACCAAGTCTCTGCGCCTTCTGTGCAACGGTTTCAAGTCTGAGTTTGCTACCTTTGCACACGCCGATGAGAGAATGTGTGAGTTGCTTCACGAACTTGCAAGTGAGTTTGTGGATGCCAACATCCCTGTGGTTGATGAGGACAACCAGGTGGAACTTGCTATGATGCTGCTGGAATCTCTGGATATTATTGCTAGATAGTTATTAAAAAAATGAAACAACTGTTCCTACTTCTTCCACTCACACTGTTCTCTGTTCCAGTGCAGGCACAGCAGGTGAATAACTTTGCTGTCTGCACTCAGAATCAGGAAGTCTATCAACCTGGTGGATATGATCGCTACGGCAATTATGTACCAGGTGGTGTTAGTGTTCAGACCTATAATGTTCCTTGCAACAATGTAAATCAAGGATACCGCCCCACTAATCAGTATTATGGTTATGGTGGTAGCGGATACGGATACGGTCGAAGAACTAATCCTAATTGCAATCCAACAAGAACTGTGTTAGGTGCTGTACTTGGTGGTGCAATCGGTCGTGCTGCTGCAAGTGCTTATCCACAAAACTATGGTTGGGCAACTGCATTAGGAGCATCACTTGGAGGTCTCACATTCGCCTGCTAATTCATGACTAAGACTGACAAACTCATCTTCATTTCTTCGTTCATTTGGTTTTTGCATTGGGGTCAATGTCTTACATCACGTATTCTGGATACGGTTATTCTAAACGCCTCTGTGAGGACGTTACCACTTGGTTTCTGAATAAGTTTCTCCCACGCCATAAGATTGAGGTGGAGATTCTTCACCGTGGTCTGCGTCGTGAGCAGGTTTATGGTTATTGTGATTATGTGGGTGAATCACGTCGTCCCCGTGAGTTTCTGATTGAACTCAACACCTACATGTCTGAGGAGTTGTATATAAAAACTCTTTTGCATGAACTGGTCCATCTGAGGCAGTGGGTAGTAGGTTCGCTGCGGTTCCGATACGGAAAATTGTGTTATTCTAAAGAACCTGTCGAAAAGTACGACTATTGGCATCAACCACACGAAATAGAGGCACGGGAACAGGAAGAAACCTTATATCTTGAGTACCTATTTGAGAAGAATGGGTGGACGGATCATCAAGTGGCACAGTTCTTCCCGAATCGCCTGATGCAGGCAGTATAATTACAAAGTAATCAAGGAAACCGCAATGGTTGCTGACACCACCACAGACGCGCAACTCCGCCGCACTATTCAGAAAACGATTGAGAATGAAATGCCGCTGCAACTTCTGAAGCGCATTGTTTATGAGGTGCGTTGTGAAGAAATGGGCATTCGCCCTGATGGTTGGAAACTCTATCGTGAAGATTGATGACTAAACCGATTTATGTTAAGCAATTTGCAAAGCGATGGTATCTTGTCTGGTCTGACACTGGGCGCACGATTGCATCATTTGCATCTGAGTTTGAGGCTTACTCTGCGCGACGATCTATGATAGAATATAACAAAACTGGAGGAAATCAATGAGTTATTATTGGACCACAAAAATGAATGAGGCGACTGCCCGCCGACTGAATAAACTGTCTGATCAAGGTGTGCAAATTGATACAACCACACATGCAGGAAGGCAAGTGATTGGTTATAATTATCTGGAACTTGCACTTGACGAATCTGAAGAATGAAAAAACTTCTATTGCTGACTGCTCTTCTGTTTGCCTCTCCTGCATTGGCACAGACTGCACCAAAACCGAAAGTTTATCGTCCATTTGTGTATGAAACTCCTTGTGCATTAGATTCAGGTCTGCAGGCTCAATTTGATACCTGTAAAGTGGTTGAAACCCGTGAGACTGGTGGAGCACTGCGAACCCGCAACATTTACTCCAATCGGTTTGGTCTGACCATTAAATCCTGGTTTGATAAAGAGAAAGGTTTTATGACTTGGGATAGTCATAACAAGTTTGCCTACAAGTGGGAGTATAAAGTTGCGGGAACTGGTGAGCAAGGTAGTTGGTCTTATGTGATGCCAGGTTTTCTTCTGCAAAATGTATCTTGGGACTGAACAATGACTGAAGCGACTGTACAACTGAATGTTCATGAAATTGGTGTAATTCTATCTGCACTGCAGGAACTCAATCTGCGTGAGGAAAATAGAATTGCAAGAGAATATGGAAGTGTGCCAGCACTGTATAACAAACTCTACTCCGTCTGGGAGCGAATGGACAGTTCAGAAACTGGACTACGCAACGATGTGGTGCCGTCCTTCTGATCTATAATTACAAGGTAATCGGGAGACACCCAATGACCACCTTCCCCACTCTCCAGTCTGCAGACGGCACGATGCTGGTTGGATACTATCCTGTCAAGACTCCTTATGGTGATATTAGTCAGGAATGGTGCCTTCAGGTTCTGTCTTGGAAAGGTGTGGATCAGATCTCCAAGAAGTTTCTGAATCGTGTTGAGAAGACTCTTGCGATTCGTGAGCGTCTGGCACTTGGTTATGTTGAAACGGGTGATAATTCTGATCTGCCTCAACTTGGTAATCCTTTCTATGGTGCTTGCTGATGGCATTATCAACTGATGAACTGGGTGCAATGTTGAATGTGTTCACTTACTATCAGGATTGGGATGATCTTTCCGAACTGATTGAGTATGATGTTCACAAACTTCGGGAAAAAATAATGTCTGAAATGATTTCACAAATTTCCTACGATTTGGAGTGTGGTTGATGAAACTCTATCTTGGTGTTTCGATTGCTTTTGCTTTCTTTGTGGGTTGGAATGTATTTCTGATTCAACGTGATGCTGAAATGTTCAAGGCATATGATGCCTGTGCTCATTACACAAATCATCCCGATTGCCCCTACAAGAACAAATGAACGACGAAGACATTGCACAGTTTCTTTCAGCATTCTCTGACTTCATGAATCACGCCGAAGAACAAATTGATTCCTATCAAAAGTGGGAAGAAGCAAAGAACTATACTGAATTGTTCTATGAGCAGAAAGCAGCAGAACTAGAGATTACTGTTGATTATTATATGCAGGAGTTTATTTGATGGATGATCAAACAAAACTGATTCTTGCTCATATGCAAGTTGAGAACATTCGCAATCTTCTGAACGACGGTCCATATGCTGGTTTCTTCACATCACATTTACTGCCTGTGAAGTATGAGATTGAGCGTCAACTCTGCAACTTGACAGGATACAACAAGTACACTAAAATGAAGGGGTAATTTACACACAACAATGAAATTTCTTTATTTGGTTGATTATTGGGTTCCGTTTCCTTCTTCTGAATATGGTGGCGTGATTAGTGTCATTGCAGAGAATGATAATGAATGCCATGATGTTCTTCTAAACTGGCGTGATGAGTATGAGAATGCCCATGACTCCCGCATTATGGAACGTGTGGTGAATGCTCATAAGTTCGAACTTGCCCATGAAGAAGATTCCCGTATTGTTGATTCTTTTACGACATGACACAGACCTATCGCATTGAAGAACTGTTCTCTCATGGATGGAGTTTAATTGAAGAGGACGCCAAGAAACTGACCCGTGAGCAGTGTGATTTACTGTTGAACAACTACCTGTCTTTAGGTCATAATCCAAAGTATCTTCGCGCTGTTCCTGATAATGATTGAATTCCCGCACAAAGCACCAAAAGGTTATAGTTATGAATTTGAACAGTTTAAAAGAAATACTGTCGCCATCTGGATTCGCAACTCTGCTACTTTTGATTATAACCTTGGTAAGTCTGTTCGGTCAATCTGGGGATTCTACGACACCAAAAAAAGAGTATATTCCGCCCCCATCAACTCAAGTACAGTTGGGAACGTTGTTAGTCTAGAAGACACAACTCCATACTCTGCTATGATACCAAAGCAAACTCCACTTGAATCTGCATTTGTATGAGTTATCAACCACAGGTTAATGATTATGTCGTTTGGACCAAAGGTGTAGAAGGTTGGGTGTATTTCACTGATAAGTCTTACATTACAATCGAACAGTCTGTACGTCCAAAGGATGAAGTTAATTATCTGTGTTGTCCAATTCATGCAAATGAAAGAGTGCTTGTAATCTGTTATCCAGAACAGTGGAAAGAACTTACTTATATCAAATCAAGAGAGTCTATCTATGAAGAAAAGAAAAACACTGTGGAGATTGTGGGCGAAATCACTTGGGGAGAAAGCAAGTAAAAATGACAGAGAATCAGACCACGTTGCTCATATACGGACTGTTATATTCGGTACTTATCTCATTACTAATCTATTCATTATCGCAGGGGTCATAAGACATTGGAACGACGGACCAACAATCAATCTGTATTATTATGAAGTACCAAGTCATTTACCTGAAACCCAAAAAGAAAACATACTCAAAACAAACCGCAGTTTTCTATACGATTGAAGATGCTACATTATGGGAGAAACATGTAAAGACTCAAGGATGTAAAGAGACTGAAATAGTACCTGTATTCTAAATATCATTCCGTCAACATAATCTGTTTGCTAATCGTCAACGTCTTCATACAAATCTGCATTTAGCACAAACAGCAGCACAAGAAAAAAAGGGTATGAAAGGTTAAAAAATCAATAAAAAGGTTTAATTTAATTAAAAAAGGTATTAAAAAACATATATTGCTGTTTTATTTGATTCTCAATAAGTGTAATATTAATGAGAATCAATTGAGTATTATTGTTGAGAATAGAGTCTTATAAGTCTTCTAAACCCCTCCAGGTCTTGTGTTTAATACCTTCTAAACCCCTCCAGGTCTTGTGAGCTAAATGCTTATAAATGCCCAGATCTTAAGCAAGTTTAGCGAGCGTACCATAAGACGCGCAGTTTGTCAAGTCCCCCGCCGCGAAAATGCTACGAGACCCACACAGTCTTATACGAGATCTCGACGAGCATTATAAGCATATCTTAACATTTCTCGACGAGAGTGCATATATACTAGCATGATCTCGACGAGACGGTGCATCATAAGGCTTGCAATCTCGTCGAGAATTATGCTATAATACACAAGCATTCATACAATCTCGACGAGTTATGTACGACGACTACGATCTCGACTACACTTACGCATCAGATTACTCATACGATCTCGACGAGTATACACAAGATCTCGACGAGGATTATGCACGAGATGGGCAAGACTACGAATCGCTTGCATATCGTCATTATGCATGATATAATCTAGTACACACACTACGAGAATCATGTCTGTAACACAAAAGCGTATTGTACAGGTTACACTAGATCTCATGTGTTATGATGACCTAGATCTAGATAATATCGATTGGCGTGAGGTATTACAACTCGAACCTGGGGAAGATGTCCATTGTAGGGTAAAAGAATTCGATCCGTTCGAGTAATGTGCCAGTTCGAATATTGGTCCTTATTCTCAATTAATAGTACTTATTGATTCTCAATAAGACCTTCGTTATTGAGAATGCAACCAATTGTGAAACTGGCACAAGACCCCTTGATATCTGCCACGTGCTGGTTTACATTGCATTCGTTGACACAAATTCCCACCATGACTGAAGTTAAAGTTCGTGTCGAAACTTATGACGGTTGTGTAACTTTTTGGTATGAGAAGTCCAGAGTCAAGAATCCTACCGAAGTTGTGTGCAATCGTGTCACAAACCAGTTGATGGGTTTGAATATTAAAGAGGTGAGTGTGACAGTTGCATAAGTGGCACAAAGGGGGTTGCGTTCGTGCTGCCTCCCTGATACATTACATTCGTCCCTGAGAGACACACCATGTTTGATGAACTCTGGTCTGAGATTCAAGATGCTCCTGGTGAGATCTTCGACATTCCTGAACTGAATGATGAAGAGTTTAACCTGAATGAGTACCTCGCCGCCAACTACGATTACTGATGATTACTGCAATTCTTGGTGGTGTGATTCTCTCCACCTTCGGCATTATGTTCTACCTGGATGATCGTGCTGGTGGTGGACTTTATGATCCCGACCCTACTGCTTCTGACCGTTATCGGAGGAACAAATGACTGAAGTTCTCAA